GAGGTTAGCGCATAGCACACAGTCCGACAATGTGTCAATTAGCTTGACCGGGCCGGTAAACCTAAAGGTCAGGAGCTCGGAGGGGGCGGCGGCGGAGGTGCCGGACGCCTACGCTTGTTGCAGCTGCACATTTGCTTCACCTCCCTCCGGGGTGGACGCGCCGAGACAGCATCCGCATCACGATCCGCACCGCATCCCGCTCCAGGTCCCCCTGCGACCTGCCCCACGCCACCGTCGGCTTCCCGGCCGCCACGAGTGCCTGCACCGTCTTCTCCTGCTGCCCCGACGCGGCGACCGCTCGGGCCCGCATCTTCGGGACCGGGAACCCCGGCACGTTCACCGCCAGCAGCCCCACCAGCCGCAACTGGCCGCCAATCCGCCGCCAGTCACCCGACACCTGGCCCGCCGCCTGCAGCTCGTACACCCGCAGCGGATCCGCACCCGGCCGCACCGCACCGGCCACCCAGATCCCGTGCGCGTCGTTGCCCACCGCCACGTCCGCCACCGCCGCACCGGTGTTGTCGTAGTGCTCGGCCGCCGGCACCGCCCCGTAGTGCAGCGGCGCGTGGCCCGTGCCCACCGTGATCTGACCGACCGCCACCCGGCTCCCGTCAGCACACACCACCTCACCGGTGCGGTAGTACGGGTGAGCGTCCTCGTGCGGCGGCTGCACACACACGTCGTCCTGCCCGATGTGGCACGATCCCCACTGTGCGGCGTGCCCGTAGATCCGGCCGTCATCGGTGACCGTGATCGGCGTCGGCAGCGACAGCTTCGGGTCCGTGAACCAAGCGGCCGGAGGCCGGAACACCTCGGCGCCAGCCGCGGTCACCGGCACCAGAGACCGGAACGGCTCCGGCTCCTGCCCGGCGTCGCGAAGGTGCCCGGCAACGTGGTCGTACACGCCGCGCCTGTCCGCGTCCGGGATGGACGAGCCGCCGCGCGCGCCGTGCAGGGCGCCGATCGCGGCGGAGCAGGCGGCCAGGTTCGCAGCGCCGACGGTGCCGTCCGCTGCGATCTCGTGGTGGAGGAACTTGCAGGCGCTCTTGGCGAGTTCGCCGTCGTCGACCGCGCCGCCGTCGTACCAGGCGTACGCCTCGCGAGCCTTGGCCACGGTGAGCGGGCCGTCGAGGTTCTTCTCGTTCGCGCCCGCGTCCCACGGGCCGTCGGTGGTGGCAGTGTGGTGGGTGCCGACGGCGCCCATCTCCTGAGTGCGCAGCTCGGCGAGTTCAGCGGCGGTGAGCGGGGTGCCTCCGGCGACAACCGCACCGGCCTCGTCAAGGAGGGCGATGTACGCCTCGGCGAAGGCGGGGATGTCCACCAGGGTCGCGGCGCGGATGCGGCCGCCATGGAAGATGACCTTCTCGGGCTGCGCGAACAGCATCTCGAACAGGTCGTCCTCGCTGTCGCCTTCGCCGGTCCCGGCGTTGACGTCCTCCGGGAAGACGTACTCGACGTCGGCGTCGGCGATCGAGTCGGCGTCGATGGACACGCCGCGCAGGAACTTGCCCTTGATCTTCCCGTAGACCTTGCGGCCGTCGTCGTCGGACAGGTCGAGGACACCACGCCCCATGATCTTGTTGCCGTCGCGCCAGACCTCGTCGATGCGGCCGACGTTGACCGCGAGGGTGCGCGGCTCACCGCCGTGGGAGTCTTCCTTGTTCCAGCGCAGCGGCACCGGCAGGTCTGCCCACGTCAGTGCGTCGGGGGCGAACTCGCGGCCGTCGCCGGTGACGATGCCCTCCACGGCGAGCGGGCCCTCCCACGGGGCTGTCTCGCCCGCGTAGTCCATGCCCTCGTCGTCCGGCTCCTCGTTGCTACCGGCGTCGGGCTCCAGCTCGGCGCACGCTGCGTCGGCTTCAGCCTCGGTGGCGAAGCAGCCCTGGAGCGTGCCTTCCTCGTCGACGACGGCCCACGGCGTGTCAGCACCGCAGTCCGGGTGGTCCTGCACAGTGCGCGCCACGGTGCCTCCCTGCTCGTGTTCGGTCGGTGGGATTGTGGCCGCCGCCAACGTCATGATCGTTCCGGCGGCTTGCTGCTCGTCGTCCTGCGGCCAGACGGTGATGAGGGTGCCGCGGCATCGGGGGCCGCCCTGGCACTCGGTGTAGCCGCCTGTCGGGTAGGCGGCGCGGGCGTCGGTGAGGTTGGTGTAGCGGCGCCCGTCGTTGTTCCGGCACGGCTTGCACGAGTTCTTGTCGAGGATCTCGGTCGCCACGTACTCGGCGGGGGGCGCCACGGCGAGGACGGCGAAGCGGCCCTCGTTCTGTGCGGCCGTCATCACTGCGCCGATCTGCTCCTCGACGGCGGTGCCAGACAGGGAGGCCAGGTGCTCGTCCACCATGTCGGCCACGTGTGACGCAGAGCCGGAGCCCCACAGCCGCATCGCCTGCCGTACGGCGGACTGCACAAGCCCAGTGCCAAGGACGCGGGCGGCTGTACGGCCGAGTTGGCGCAGCCGGTCCCGGATCGCAGCGGCGGTGAGCGCCTCATCGTCCAGCGACCAGTCCGGGACGGTGACGCCCTGGGCTTCGGCTTCGGCCTGCTGCGCTTCGCCTGCCTCTCGCGCGTACGCGATCATGCGGGCGATGAGGAGGTTCGCGCCGTCGCTGGTGTCGACGGTGAGTTTGTCGAGGCGGTCGAGGTCGTCGGCGTCGGCCGCGGCCTTCACGGCGGCCGTGATCTCCTTGCGCTGTGCGGCCTGGACGTCGGCCCACGCGGAGACGGCGCCGTCGACTGCCTGGTGCCAGGCCTTGTCCATGGCGGCGAAGTCGACGCGGGCCCGGGTCTCCAGGTCGGTGGGCTGCCGGCGCAACGGCCCGGCGGCTGCGGTGACGTGCTCAGCGAGCGGGATGTCCGTGTGGTCCCCGGCGAACGCCACGCGCACCCGGTCGAAGGTGACCGGGCCGAGCCGCTCCTCCATCGCGATGATGAGGTCGAGCTGGTCGGAGTACGCGGCGCAGATGTGCGGCACCCAGGGGGTGTGCTGCTCCGGCAGGTCCGGGTGCTCGACCTCCATGAGCCCCTCTTCCAGGGCCATGCTCATCGCACCGTGGAGCATGCCGAGCAGGCGCGGCGTGTCCTGGTCGTCGCCGACCGAGTACACCCAGCACGGCTCGTCGGTGTCGCCGTTCCAGTGCGCGGCCCCGAACGCCTTCGCGCCGACCGGCCCGTTGACGTAGTGGGGCAGCACGTCGGTGATCGCGTCGATGACGCTCTGCCGTGCCGTCTCGTCGAAGTCGGCGCCCTTGCCGAGGTAGTACAGCGTGAGGTGCAGCTGCTCGACGTCCTCACCGCCCTCGACGGCGAGTCGCTCGGCGTCCTCGACGGTCGGCATCAAGGCGATCATCGCACCGGAGGTGTGCGAGCCGTCAGCGGCTGCTGTGAGCGAGGCCATTCGAGCTCCGAGTCGTCGAGAAGAACCCGCTGACGTCCAACAGCGGAGAGTGCATGCCGATCGTGAAGCGGCCGAACGCATCGAGCCGGGCCTCATACACGCCGCTGGTCCCAGGCCGCGGCAGACCGTGCAGTTTCAGCGCGGCGTGCGTGAACGGGCAGCTGTACGAGTGCTGCGAGCACAGCGGCGGATGCAGGAGCTCCGGTGGCCGGCCAGTCGCGAACCGTACGGCGTGCAGTGCCTGGGCTTGCGTGGCCAGCCGTGCGGCGCGTGCTTCGGCGGCTGCCTGCCGGGCTGCGTCCGCAGGGGGCGGATCGCCGTCGTTCGGCGCTGCTCGAGGATCGGCTTCCGGCGGTTCGGCGGCAGGCTGCCGGGGTGGAGTCCCGGGCGCCTGCGCGGCGACGGGGGTGATGTTGACCTGCTGGCCGATGAGGGTGGACAGGGCGGATCCGGCGCCGGACGGCAGCGTCTTGATGATGATCTTGAGGGCCTGCTCCTTCAGCTCCTCGTCCGTCGGCTTGTCCGACTCGTCGAAGCCGGTCTCGCGGCGGAGCGCGGCCCCGTTGATCTCCAGCCGGTCGTACAGGGCGACCGCGTCGTCGGAGCGGTCGGGGCGCAGGGTGAGCTCCGACATGTCGTACCAGGCCACCCAGCGTGCCCAGTCCTCCACGCCGGACGCCTTGAGACGGGGCTGGAGGTAGCCGCTGGTCACGGCCTGGCAGATGATCTCCGCCTCGGGGGCGATGTGAGTTTTCAGGGCGCTCTCTTCGAGCATCCACTGGCCCCAGTGATTCACGTCGCCCATGCCCAGCAGCACCTCGGCGGGCATGTTCAGCATGGTCGCGAGCCCCTTGATCGCGGACTCCCGCTTGTCGAGGATCTTCTCGTCGAGCTGCAGCGTGAAGTCGATGTGCTTGATCTTGTCGACGTACTCGGCAGGCACCTTGATCGGCAGCG